TGTAGCTACCTCAAAACTTTCTTTTAAGTCATCAAAACTATCTTCGCTTGAACTTACATCATTAAATAGTTCTGTTTCTACATCTCTAATCTTTGAAATATAAATTAATGCAGTTTCAACATTTGTTTTTCTATCTGCATCACTAAAAGCATTTTGTAAATATTCAATTTTTGCATCAAGTTTATTTAATTTTGATACTAAATCTTTTCTACTATTTGAGTATGGATTTTTAATTGTTTCAGCATTTAGCAAACATACTATTTGACCGCTAAATAAAACATCTAAAGCTTTATGTAAATGATTATCTCCATCACTAAATGGGAAATTAGCTATTATTAAATCAAATTGTTCTAAGCCGTTATAAGCTAGAAAATCACTATCAATCACTTTCACATTTTTAGATAAAAGTACATTTCTACACTTATTATCAATTTCAATAGCACAAATATTATAGCTATTATGTCTATTTATATCACTATTAATTACATCTATTATATTTCCTAATCCCGCACTTGGTTCTAAAATATTTTTTATCTTCTGATTTCTAAAATCAACTTTTGATAACATTTTTTTTACTAACCATTCAGGCGTAGGGTATAAATCAGGATTATCTTTAAACATTTACTCTTTTCTCCTTAAATAAATTAAAATAATTTTAATATAACTTAGCTTAAAACATTATAAATTTATATGATATAATTAAAACAAAAAAGGAAAAGAATATGTACAAAAAAAACATTGAGAATACTTTTGAAATTGGCTCACATAAAATTGAAACTGAATTTTTTGAATTAGATAAATTATCTGAGAGAGAAGAGAAGATTTTAAGCAATGCTATTAAGTCGGGTGTTGTTGAGGTTGTAGAAGAACTACAAACAAAATCTTTAGTTGAGTTATATAATGAAGATAGAAACATTATAGATACTTTAAATGTAAAAGACTTAAAAAAGCTTTGTAAAGATTTAGATGTTAAATTTACTAATGAAGCTGAAATTAGAGAGCATTTAAAAGTTATAGAAGTTTTAGAAGATAAATAATAGCTATATAAAATCCCAAATATTGCTTTGATACAATAAATGGGATTTAGCTTTTACTCTTAATTGCTCATTTGTATAAATCACTTTATACTCTATAAATTCACTTGTTTTACAATCCATAGCTAAATCAATTTCTTTTTCAACATTCTTTAACCTAAGATTTTCAAAGAATATTATCAACATACTTTTTCTATGTTTCGTAAGGTTTTTATATTTTAAGAAAGCAGCTAACATTTCGATATTATCGTCAAGTAAACCACATAGAAAATAATAGTCATTTATTAGTTGTTTCAAAGTTTTAGCCTTAGTTTAGTAGTTCTGGATTTTCGTATATGTTTCCGATGACTTCAATATATTCAAAACCACTTGAATAATTCCATCCATATCCACAGTCATCTATCATCATTTCAAGTCCACTTCCTTGCCATTTTACCTCATATATTCTATTATACTCATAATGTCCATTAAATTCAGAGCCACCCAAACATCTACAAATATCACCCTCATAAATCTCTACATCATTTTTATCTTTTAATCCAGTATATTGCATAAGGGTTTCATAATCAAATAATAAGGCCCCTTCCTTGTTAAATGCTAATGCAGTTTCAGGACGAATAACATTTCTTATATTATCCCAAACTCTAAATTTAATCTCTCTCATTCTCTTTATCCTCTTAATAAATTTAAAATAATTTTAGCTAAAAAAACTATAAATCCAACTTAAAAAACTATTATATAATTAAAATATGAACAAGTAGGGCTTTAGGATTTTTCCTTTATGTCGCTACGATAATTTAAAACAAAAAGGATTAATTTTGATAACATCAACAGCTTTTAAAATTAGATTCCCCGAATTTACAAGTACAACAGCAGATGCGAAAATAAATCTTTTAATTGATGAAGCTTATTTATCAATCGGTGCAAAGTATGGCAAGTTTCAAGATACAGCAGTATTATATTTTGTAGCTCACAACTTAGTTATTGAAACAAATGGATTAAATGTTATGAGTGCAACTGTATCAAGTCAAAGTGTAGATGGTGTAAGTGTATCTTATGCAATGCCTACAACTATTAATGAGATTAACGCTTATTATGGTTCTACGGGTTATGGTCAAAAGTATTTATATTATTTTAATATAGTTAGAGCAGGTCAAGCTAGTATCGTATGAAAAAGAATGATAACTCTCTATTTATAGCGTATGAAAAGAACTTGCAACAGTTTAAAGATTCAGTTGTAAAAGCTGGAATACTTGCAAAAGATGGAAGTCAAAATCATAGCGAGGGAATAACAGTATTTCAAATTGGAATGATTCACGAGTTCGGAGTGCCTGAGAAAAATATACCTCGTAGAAGTTTTATAAGAGTACCTATTGAGAACAATATAAAAGAGATAACTAAACTAATTGAGAATAATCATAAGTTGGTAAGTGAGAATGTTATGAGTGCAAACAAAGCACTTGATTTAATAGGCTTTAAAGCGTTCGATACAATCAAAGAATCATTTAGAAAAAATGATTGGAAGCCAAATGCTCCGATAACTGTAAAAGGTGGGTGGATGTCTAAGAACGGTAAAAAGTTTTTTGTTAAAGGTAAAGGAAGCAGTAAACCTTTAATTGATAAAGGGCAATTAATAGGCTCAATAAGTTTTATAGTAGAAAAGGAAAACAATGTTACCAAATCTTAGTCAAGTAGTAAATAATTTTAGTCAAACAGTTACGCTAAAAAAAACAACTCAAACGATAGTGAATTACAAGCCAGTTAATACAGTTGTGGAGTCGCAAATAAAAGCCACAGTTCAAGTTGCAAGTGATGAAACATTAAAGGTAAATAACTTAGATACAAGTAAATCTTATTTTACTATTCACAGTACAAGTGCTTTAAAAGTTAATGATATTGTAGTTTATAAAGGTAAGAATTTAAAAGTAATTACGATTAGAGATGATTCGGATTATGGATTTTATAAGGGTATTGGAGAACAAACATTATGATCAACATTCAAATAGCAGATTTTACAAAAGCCTTAATGAATGATGAAGATTTAATTATCATTCTAGGGCGTGAGAATTTTGAAAATGTGGACTTCACTAAAGATTTAATTTTAATTGATTCTTTGACAGTTGCTAAAAATATAAGTGCAATGGATAGTTATAACGGTACAAGTGAGATTCAAACTTTTACTACTTATTTTAATCAATTATTTACTTTAGATTTTTATGGAGATAATGCCTACACAAACGCTAATAAATTTGTAGCATTATTAAGAAGTGAAAAAGCTAATTGGTATTTAAAAGATTATAATTTATCAATGTTAAATGCTAATAGTATTATTGATTTAAAAGACTTATTAGGGACGGATTACACGAATAGGTATCAAGTAGAAGTTAGTGTTAATTACTTTGTTGATGTTGCTATTGATACGCTTAGAATTGATACAATCAACTATGAAATAAGTTTAGTTGAAGAATAGTGCCAACTAAATTAACCTTTAGTTGGCGTCACTCCATATATAATACCAAAGATAACAGCGAAAAATATTATTGATAAAATAAAACCCATACCCACGCCACTTATAAAATGTTCAGACTCTATATTCTTTATTTCTTCGGCAAAATCTATTTCCACATCATCTAAAGTTTTAATAAATGTTTGCCTATCTGATAAGTCTTTTATTGAAAATTGTCTTTCTAGATATTTGTTTTTCATTTTTTTTTCCTTTAATCTTTAAAATAATTTTAACTAATCCAACCTTTAACCACGATTAAATTACAATATTTTATTTTAGTTATAATTAGATAAATTTATAAAAAAGGAAAAATATGGCAAATGTGAACAATGTTGTTAATGTTTCGGTGATTCCTCAAGGTAGAAGCCTATCAAGAGGAAATATGAACATCGTAGCTTTATTCACTTCACAACTTGGAGCGTTATCAAGTGTGAATAGAACAAAATCTTATACTGATTTATCAAGTATTGCTGATGATTTCGGGACAACAAGTGCAGTATATCAACACGCTTCGGTTTTATTTAGTGGTACTAAAAACCCTTGTAATAGTGGTGGATATTTAGTAGTTGCTTATTGGAGAAGTACAACGGAAACTGTAAGTGCAAAAGCTGGATATTTAAAAGGTATTCAATTAAGCGAATCAGTTATCGTTAATACTTTACAATCGGTTAGTGATGGAGCATTTAAAGTAACAGTAGATGGAACTTTAAAAACAATTACAGCTTTAGATTTTAGAACAATTGACAGTTTAGATGATGTAATTACAATAATTAATACTTCATTAACTGGTGCTGTGGCTTCAATTAATGACCAAAGAATCATTATTACAAGTGCAACAACTGGTGCAACAAGTTCAGTATCTTTATTAACTGCAAATACTTCAGGTACATTCATTGGTAATGTTTTAGGTTTAGCAACTGGTACGGGTGCTATTGCTGTTGTTGGAACTGTAAGTGGAACATTAACTGCTGAAACAAAAGTTTACTCAGTAACTGAAGCTTTAAAAGAAGAGCCGTTCAAAGGGTTTACATTCTTAGATAATCCAACTGATTTAGAGTCAAAAGCTTTAGCTGTATTTGCACAAGCTAATGATATTCTATCTTATGATGTTTTTGATAGTGCTTCAAACCTAGAAAAAGATATTACTAATATTGTTTGGGATATTAAACTTTCAGGGTTAGAAAATTATAGAATGATCTACAGAAAAGATGGTGATAGAAAAGTAGCAACTGCTGAAATGACTAGACTACATACTGTAAACTTTAATAATGAAAATAGTGCAATTACTTTAAACTTAAAAGAGTTAAAAGGTATTGTTTCGGAAGATTATTCACAAGACGAAATTAATAAAGCTAAAAAAGTTGGATTAGCATCAGAAGTACCTTATGGAATAAGTAACGCTTTAGAAATATTAGAATATTTTAAAGCAGTAGAAATGGTAAATGAAAATACACCATTTGAAGTGTCATATTATGATTTTGCAATAAATACAATAAAAGAAAAAGAAAAACTTTGTAATATAAGAGGTGAGTTATGCAAAATATATGGTTCTAAATTTGAAGAAATAAAAATATTAGCCGAGGTAAATTAAATGGCAACTTTAAAAACATTAATAAAAGAAGTTTACGGGCATGAGTGTATAAGTATTGATGAAGATAACGATTATTTGTTTTTGGTTGTATTGGACAAAATAAAAGTAGACAATAACGGTATGCCTTACGAAACTTATAAAGAAATGCAACTTAATCTAGATTCATTTTGCTTTAGTTTAAAAAAAGTATTTCTTAATAAAGGTTATATTTTACAAAGTGGATTTAATAAAGATGGTGATGGCTTTTGTGACGTTGCAGATAAAGATGATATTTATTTTGTATATTATACTTTTGTTGAGGAAACAGAACAAGAAGCTATTGTTCAGGCTTGTTTAAAATTAGATGAATTGAATAAAGAGGAGAGATAATATGATAATGCTGCAAGATAAACATCTGCCTTATATTTTCCCTTTTGATAAACTTATTAATGTTAGAAATGAAACTTATGAGTATTATTTAAAAAAAGGTACTAATTATTTAATTGAGCAAGAAAAACAATATTTAGGTAATGTCTTAATAGTTACAAACACAAAATATGAAAATTTTTATTCATTACAAGGCTTTCATTGTATTACAAAATATAAAAATGGTTTTTATGCAGGTTGTAGTGCTAATAAGTGGTGTGCAGGAATACCTTTATTTCTTGAAATAAAAATATTATTTAGAAAAATGTTTGGAATTAAAAATAAAATAGAATGGAGTATTAAATGATAAGTAAACAATTATTAAGTGAAGTTTTTAAAAAAGATGTTATTGGTATTATAATTAATCCCAAAGAAGATTTAACATTGGGTAAAAATGAAATAAGTATTTTTTTTGATGGGTATAAACAAAAATGGAATATTTATGAATTAGCTCATAAATGTAAAGAATGGGCATTAAGTAAAGGTTATGAATTACATTCAAAATTACAATATGATAATAAAGGAATGTGTAATATTGAAAAGTTTGAAGCAAAGGCTGGAATGTCTTGCAGACAAATCATTAAATATACTTATAGCGATTCAGAAATAGAAGCAATATTCAAAGCTTGTGAATGGATATTAAATAATAAGGTAGATTAAACATCTACTTTATTATTCCTCAACCAAACTAAGCTCCCACACAACACTGTCAATTCTAAGCGTATTAATAGCAACATCAACAAAGTAATTAACACTAACTTCAACTTGATACCTATTTGTATAATCCGTCCCTAATAAATCCTTTAAATCAATAATACTATTAGCATTTAACATAGATAAATTGTAATCTTTTAAATACCAGTTAGCCTTTTCACTTCTTAGTAATGCTACAAATTTATTCGCATTCGTATAGGCATTATCTCCATAAAAATCTAAAGTAAATAATTGATTAAAATAAGTAGTAAAAGTTTGAATCTCACTTGTACC